GTCAGAAGGACCAGCAGAATCAAGCCAGTCACCAAGACCGCGAAGGCGGTTAGGTGTTCCAGCACCGTTTTCTGTAGTTGCGTCTTGAGTTCCAGCGATAGTTGCTTCAACGTCGCGCTTTAGTTCGCGGATAGCTTTGGCTTCAGCCTGAGCGATCTTAGCGGGACCAACGGAATCGACTGCTTCTTGCAGATCGGATACCATGTAGTCACGACGGAACTTTTGAACACGATTGCCAAGTCGAGCACGGCCAGCGAATTGATCAGTGAATGCAGTAACATCAGCACCTTCGGAGATACCAGCAGTGCTGGGAGCCGAAAGGCTGTCAACAGTCCACTCAACATTAGTTGCAGATGCACGCTCTTTGTTGGCAGACGAAAGGATAGGAGTTTCTTCCGGAGCAAGGATAGTCAAGACATCGGTCAAGTCCTCGCGGTTAGAAACAGCCGATCCCTGATTTGTAGTATCGAATGTATTTGAGAATGACATTGTAATTAAGAATTATTAATGAGTTGTTAGTTTATGAGCTAGATGCTCATTTTAAGTTTTCGAAGAGCAGCAAAGTCTTTTGCATTACCCGTCTCTTTGAACCTGGCTTCTAATTCTTTTAGAGCCTTGGCAGTTCTTCCCATTCCTTTTTCGGATTGGGCAGCGGCTGGATTACCTGTCTTGGGAGGATTGAGCGTAGGAGCCTTCTTAGTTTCTACCACTGGTTTGCGTCCATATATGCTATTTGTAGCGTGAGCGAACCAATAGTCCAACTGGGCAGCAACATCTGGTGCTTCACGCTTCAGGACAGTTTTTAACTTCTTGAATCGATCATCACCTACAGTAGCCTCAAATTGTTTGCGTAAGTCATTATCATCGCCATCCAACCAATCTAGTTCTTTTTTGGCTTGCTGGTTGAACTGCTCTGTGAGCTTTTCACCCTGCTGTTGTGCCTGAACTTGTTTTAGTTGGGCAGGAAGAAAAGTTTTCTGTGCCTTCCGGGCTTTTAGTAAAGCCTGTCGCACATCCTTCTTTGTCCAATCCTTACCCTCAACTGTGGTTACTATATCATCTGCGCCGTAGCCATCACTCTCAAAGATTAAGTCCTCAGCCCATTCAACTACTTGGTCAACCTCAGCGGATTTCTCTTGTAATTTCTCGATAGTATCTAGATTCCCATATGGGTTGTTTTCTACCTTTTTCGCCTCTAGTGGGTTTGGCTTCTCTTTGAGTTGTGCCTCTAACTGAGTAAGCTTTTCTTCGGCAGCCTTACGTTTTGCAGTCAATTCACCGAATCGAGCTACAGCACGGCTACCTAGCTTGTCTGCTAGTTCGCGCAAATCCTCCTCGGACATATCGTCCAAGTCCAACTGTGAAAGAACATCTTCGGATTCTTGGGAGTCTTCAGCGGCTTCTTCAGTCTCTGTGGCTTCAGATTGCTCTTCAACCTCTGATACTTCTTCTACCTCCTCGTTCTCCTGCTCAGGGGCTTCTTGGGGCTCTTCTTCCTGAGGCTGTTCAGTCTTAGGAGTAAGTTCACCAATCCGCTGCTGTGCGAAATCCGTGACGGATATATTTGATTTGTCCACTGATATTTTACCTGCCTCAGCGTCAGCAGTTGCTATTTCTTCTGTCATAATTGATCCACTCATTTACGCCGAGCGATGGCGATAGTCGCATTATAACACAGTGCTTACATTCTATCCAAATGTTTCTTGGATAGTTCATTCCAGTTTACTAACTGGAGTATTTGGTCATAGGTAATAATGCGACCAGAAACTTGTTGTATTCCATCTATAGATGCTTCGTGTAACTCTTCAATAGTCTCTTCACGAAGATCGTGGATCATCTTAATAAATCTAGCAAACGCTTCGTAGTTGTGAAGCGTTTTAATATCGTCTTGTATTTGCATTATCTAGCTGCGGAACGCATTACTTGAACCATTCTAGGTCCCCTGGATTTAACTTGTTTGTACCAGTTGCTATCAACCATTTCATCTGCGGCCATATTGTAATCGTTATTCATAAGACCCTTTTTCATTTCTACAAACTTGTTTAGTTTTGTCAAGCCAAGGTTAAATGCCATATCAACCAAAGTCATCTTCACGGCTTCTGGTCTTTTAGCAAAGTTAGGGTCATAGGATTGAGCATCCTTAAATGCTTGCGTTAGGCTACGGTTGTAAAGAGTCTTTGTCTCCTTGTCAGTCAACTCTCTACCGGCAAACAACTCGTTGATATCAATGCCTTGTTGCTTGAGGAATCTGCGGTTAGACGCATCTTCAAGGTTGAAGCCAATACCTATCGTACGGTTTCCCTTGCTGTCCTTGTAAACCTTCGGCTTGTTCCCTTCGTTTAGAACAAACATATCAAAGTAATTTTTTGCTCTTTGATCTTTGACGCGCTGATTCCCAAACTGCTGGGCTGTCATATTGTCTGCCATAAGAAAAATACTAGCTAAAAAGCATAGGTATGCTCTACTGCATATTCTGCGTTTGTATATCGCCCATCTGTGCAGGGGCTGTTCCAACTCTACCGATCTGTGCATTTTGTGCTTGTTGTATTTGGAACGTATATTGACCATTATACTTCTGAAGTCTAGCAGCAAATGCTTGATCAGACTGAATCCTTTGTGCGACATCAGGTTGCTGAGTGTATTGCTGTATGACCTGTAGTGCAATTTGTCCCCCAGCAGGTCTAGCTGGCATCTCAATACCTGCAAAGATTTTAGCTAGGTCATCTGTAACTTGCTCAACGATTTGTTGTTGTGCGGTTTCAACAGGCTGTAGAACGGCATCAGCCATGACAGGATCAATGCTTGCGGCGGCTACATCTAGTAGATTATCTACATTTAGACGGTTGTTAGCGTTTAACTGGTTGAGTGCTACAAACTGCTGTAGTTTCTTTTCTACAGTTTCTGGGTCTGTGTTCTGCACATCAAAGTTAATTAATATGTCAAAGTTTTCATCTGGGTTGCCCTTGTCAAAGACTTGTGGGTCTGGCACACCAGTTACACGGAAAAAGACTTCATCTGGTCCAAAGCGTTGGAAACACTTGTAAGCCATCTTGATTACCTCGGCAGTGTGGCTAAGGAACTTGTCCACTAGGAACTGCTTGCGTATCTGACTAATCTGAGCACCCTCATCTAATCCAACTAGTTTGTCTGCTAGGGTCAGCAACGTGCCTTCCATTTCTACTGATCCAGTAGGCGGTGGAGGCGTTGGAGCAAAGTCTAGGTCACCCTTACGGCGATACGGTATCAATCTACCTGGTCCCCAATCGTTAGGAGCTTGCCCTACTGGGTGCAGGATTGGAGGTAGAGTCGCTAGGCTATTTCTGTCTACCCTTGAGTCACGCTCAACCTTTACTTGGTTTTGTATACCGCGAAGTATGGAAGGAATAGTTGTTGTATCGTATAGTCGTTTGCTATCCTCAGATAGCTTTGTAACAACCACTGGGTAGTCTTCGTAGCCGTTGAGAAGTTCAAACTTGGCGTAACCCGGAACTTGTTCGTTACCACTAAACTCCTTGTGAAATACTGTGCAATAAATGCCCTCTGCACCATCTTCTTGGTCAATTAGGCGTTGATACGCATAGCAGATTTCAACTAATTCATCAGCCTCATAAGCATTGTCTGTTAGGCTTAGGCTGCGACGGCCTTCCTGTTCGCGCTCGATAGAGTCAATATTTACACCCCTATACTTAGATATGATGTAGTCTACGAAGTCTTCGTCCCATCCGTCTGTAACTACCTTGTTCTCTAGTTCTTGTGGGGTGTAGTAAGTTTTCCAGAAGCAGTAGGGTGCTCGCTGTGGATCGGTGACATATGGAGGAAAGAAGAAGTCACCGTCAGGGGCAAGTGTTTTAACATCAGGGGCATTGACCTGTCTGCGAACGATGGGCAGTTCTGCCACCCCAGTCTTTCGCAAGTCACGCAAAGCTTTCTTTGCCCGTTTCTTAGTTGTTCCCTCAAAGGTTGCTTGAAGCAAGGCAGTCAGTTCTTCGTCGTCCTGTCCTTCCTGTATAGCCGTAGCTACATTGGGGCTGACTTGTGCAATCTGATTAAGGTCCAATTGCTGGAGAATACGTCTATCCTCTCTTTGCCATCCTATATAGGTAATCAGTATGCCTCGCTCAAGCAAGTAATTAGCACCTAGTTCCATTTCCCTGTGGAACCTAGGTATGTATCCAGAGGATACCATCCATTTCAAAAACCCAGAAACTATGCGGCTACGAGCAATATCTCCGCTTTCTACGGGGAATGCTCTGACGTTGGCACGGTTTAACGATGCCATGAATAAAGATACTAGCCTTGTGATGCGCTCATCGATAAGGTGACACTCCATGTCGCTTGCACCCTCCCAAGGGAAAGCATCTGCTCCGTGCTTGCGGTGGTCACGGCTCTTGCCGGGCCAGAAGTTTCTGCGGTCATCGTAAGATGTGCGGCAGAGGTCAAAGTATGCTTC